GCGATAGAGAATATTGGAGATGGCTTTATTGGTGAGAGCCAGCAACTTTAAGGTCTCGGTATCGCTGGTGCAGGTAAAGGCTTCAAAGTGGGAATTGAGATAGTCAACATAAGAGCTGAGAAGAAGAGAATCGTTTTCGTCGTGGTAGGCTGTTGCGGTATCGGCAAGGATGCGGGTACGGGCAAGGGCAGAGATGACAGGGGTGTCACGGAAGTTGATAGGATTATAGCGGTCGGTCACATGATGAACGGTCCATTTTTCTTTGCCGGTACATTCAAGGATGAAAAGGCGGGCGGTACTGTACACCAAGTCGGTATCAATATCGTTCTGGACAGCATCAATCTTATCAGGGGCAGGGTCGAGATTATAAATGCTCTGGCCGGAAAGTTTTGAGATGAGAAGCAGGCGGGGATGACTGGAGGAAAAACCTTCACGGCTGCCGTTGTTGATGTTGGAAAGATAAGCGGAGGTCATGAGAAGGTCCTCACGGGAAGCGGCGAGATCTGTGACGGCTTTCATAACGGTGAAGTGACGGTCGCCGGTTGCGGTTTCATAATAGACGCGGAACGGGGTTGTTTCGGGGTCAGAGAGGTCATCGACAGGCCGAATGCGCATGTCTATATAGTGCGCGGGGTTCTTTTCGATGGCGGTGCGGCACTGGTAAAGAATGTGCATTGCGGCGGGGAAGAAGCACTTGAGGCATTCGACCGATTGGGATTCACCTTCCAGCCAGGCGCGGGCACTCTGGCGGGCTTGGCTGGCGGCGGGACGGGTATTGAAATAGCCGATGATGGTGGGCAGGTGAAGGGAATCGGTGAGGATGAGGGCATAAAGAGAATTCAACATTTTAGGTACTTCCTTTCATTTTTCAATTCATGGTTCAATCGGCATCAATGGCCAGGGCGTATTCATCCGACTGGCCAAAGACGGTGAGGGTGACGGTTGCAGGGCTAGACGGATCATAATCAATTTGGATGTTGGTCATAACCAGGCGGCAGGTGGCGGCGAAGGTCAAGAGGATAAGGCCGAGGGAGAGGAGGAGGGCGGAGAAAATGCGGCGAGGTTTCATTTGGGAGACTTCCTTTCATTGGCAAAGCCGATTCAATTTATCTGTAACGCCAAAGATAGCGCGGCAGGTATGAAAAAACGCCCTTGACGATTGAATCAAAGGCGTGGTGCGGGTCAGACCGGTTGCGGAACGAAACGGAATTCCCAAAGAGCAGGGTTATAGCTTTGCAGACAGGTTTGAATCATCAGAGATTTATACTCATCCGCTTGCTCTTGGTTTTCAGCTTCGTACTTTGTCAGAAGTTCTTTGGGTTCCCCTGGCAGACCGGTCCATAATTCACAAACAACTTTCAAAATATCCCTCCTTTGCTATGTACTGCTTTGGGCGTGCAAAGAGGGGGCTGTTTGTGGTTTTGGCCCACAAGAAAACGCCCTAACCGGAATGGCTAAGGCGTTTGTTCTGGGTCAAAATATTCATGATATTCATAATGGAATGGTTGGGTCAGGCCGCCTTGCGGTGGGTGGCGGTGCGGTGCTTTGCCGCTTTGGGTCTTGCCACTGG